GAGGTTCACCCGGCAGTGCCACGTCCGATCTGCACGATCGCAGAACAGCAGTAGCCGGCCGGCATGAAGGCTGATCATTCCCCTTCGCCGTATGCCGGTGCGTGGTACAGCCGCTCGAGCACCATGCTGGGGGGTTCTAAATCCTGCAGGTCGTTGACTATCGACACAGCGATGGGGTCAAGGGAGAAAGCCGCCCAGTAGACATCTGGGTTGTTGAGTTCCTTCACCACCACCAAGCTGGTGCGGGGGCTGCGCACCAAGATCCACAGCGCGAGGCGCTCGAGCAGGGACAGGCTGGGCAGCTGCATCATCCCTCCAGTTTGCCGAGCAGTCGGCGGAGATACCACTGCGCCTTGGCCAGAGATACCGCCTCCCCCTTCATTCGCTCGCGCCAGGTGTACTTGATGATGTTCCCCTTGCAGTAGCCGCGGAACTCCTCAGGCGTCAGTGCGGCCTCGATCGCGTCAATGCACTCGATGCCGCCCTGCTTGTAGTGGTCGGGGTTGATCTGGTCGGTCATTCCGTCAGCTCCCAATAGTGGCTGGCCAGTTTCGTCACGATCTCACGCGCGGCGATCAGTTCATCAAAAAACTCCTGCGTCACGGCATACTCCGTGCCGCGGTGGCCGCAGTCGTAGCACTTTCGGCGCTGGCGGCGCACCTGGCCGTCATAGCTGCGCTCGGAGTTGTCGCACCTGAAGCGCCCACCACACTCGGGGCACTTCATCTCGGTGAACGGGCTGGGCATCACCGCCACCTGCCGAGCAGCTGCTGGCGGCACACCTCGATCGCCTGCTGCGCCTGCTTCTGGGTCATCACCGACTCGGTGGCGTCGATCGCGCGCACCACGTTGTCCAGCAGCTCGGGGTAATCGGTGTCGCGGAAGTTGGCCGCCATCTCCAGCGCGAACTCCTCCCACAGGCCGGTGTAGGTGCAGCGAAGCGGGTGGCCGTAGGGCAGATCATCGCGGCCGCTGCGCTCGTAGAGAGCCTCGAGCATGTCGGCCCGTTGCTGGTCGAGTTGGACGCGGTTCATGGTTCTAGGTGTTGGCGGAGGTAGAGCAGCTCAGCGCAGAGCTGCTCGCGGTTGCGGATGCCGGCCACGGTGCGCAGCTGATCGATGCGGATGTCGATCATGTTCACCAGCCGGTGGCGCTCATCCTGCTGGCCCTGGCGGTAGGTTCCGCTGTCGGTGATCAGCTGGCTGATTCTCGCGCGCATGTCGGTCATCCCACCACCTCAACAGCAGCACCGGGCCAGCGGGCCTCGGCGTAGCGCTTGGCGTGGCGTTTTGATTCCGCGCGGGTAATCCAGGTCATGGGTTGCGCGCCTGGCTTGTAGACGATCACGCGGAACTCCTTGGTGCGCACCTTGGGCCGCGGCCGGCTGATGCCGTCACCGTGCTGGCTGGTGCGGTCTTCATCGCGCCACTGCCAAGGCAGCATTGCGCCTGTGGTCTCAGCCATGGGTGGTCGGGTGGGTAACGGTTTCAGGGTTGATCCATTCGAGTTCTGACCACCACTGCAGCCACGTGTCGGCGGCGATCAGCTTGGCCTCGGTGAGGCTGTGGGCCAGCACACACTCGAGCACGTTGGCGCTGCGGATCTGAAAGTAGAAGCGGCGGGGGGTCATGAGATCAGCGGGTCAATGGATGCGTTGGCTTGGCCGACCAGAGACAAAAACGTATCTTTGTCCAATAGTCCTTTGGCCGCATCAACAAAGGCGCGCTCCCAGCGGCTGTTCTTTTCGTCGAGCGCTCGCTTCTTAGATTCCCTCACCTCTTGATGCGTTGCATGGATAAGAGAAACGACCAAGGAGCGCAGCGCGACGATCCGATCCATTTCTTTGTAGTGCCGAGCAGATTCGGCGTGAGCTTGAGCTGATAGATCTGATGACGCTTTTTCCAGCTCAGCCTTGATGGTCAGGAGAGTGTCTCTCTCTAGCCCCCAAAGATCGCTAGGCGCTGCAATTTTACAATCTAATGATTTGCAGTACCAGTACGATGGCGCCTTGGCTGGGATTGTGTATTCGGGCTGGTGAGTCCTGATCGTGGCGATGTTTGTGCTCATGGCTTCAGCGGCAGGTGTTCAGCGGTGCAGTTGTGGTGCGCCTTGACGGTCTCCTGCTTGGCGGAGTCGTAGCCGGCGGCGTAGAGGCAGAACAGCAGCACAACGATGGCGATGCGGCTGATGATGGGATTGGTGAGCATCATGCAAGCGCCTTGCGGACGCGATAGCGGGACAGGTTGAGGCGGGCGGCGATCTGCTGCTGGCTGAGGCCGGTGCGGCGCAGGACGCGCACGCGGCGATCATCTGAAGCGGTCAGCCAGTCGATCACGGCGACCAGAAGCAGCAGCGGGATGAGCAGCTTCCAGATCACCAGGAGAGTGGTGGTGAGCATGGTGGTGAAGTGGTGTGCGCCGGGCCAACCGGCGGTGCGGGCTTATTCAGGCCCTGTTGCGCTCGGGTTTTTCGACCTCGTTTGCGCTGTTCGGTCGGGAGGCTCCTCGTGGCTTTCGCCGGGGTGCTTCCGTCCGCCCCGTGCGGTAATCATTGCACACCGCCGGCAGCGCATCATCCCGGCTGTGACAGTTCTTCACGTTGGCGCGGCTTCGGTCCCACCTGCTCCACCTCCACGTGGCTCAGCGTCAGCGTAACCGGCACCCGCAGCACCGGCTTGCTCGCGTGCCCAGAGCACCACCCCACCGCATACCGGCTCACCTCAGCCTCGGCTGTGAACCATGCGTGGCCGCAGTCCAGGCACACCCGCCGCCGCACCGTCTGGTCGGCGGGCTTGCTATTCGTCACCGCTGCCCGGTGGCGGGGGCAGCTGCACTTCGGACACAACATGGGCACCATGGGGGCAGTTCCGCCCCAGAAAAATGGATTTCGGTCAGTGGCTGGCGGTTGAGATCCCGCCAGAAAAACAGTTCCAGATCGAGGCCGACTGCCGCCGGCTGGAGAAGCATCCCCAAGCCGGCAGCGTTGCCGCTCAGCTCCTCCGCCAGTGCTACCACCAGCAGGAGATGCTCCAGGCCGCGGTCAATGAGATCGCGCGGCTGGAGCTCGAGCTGATGTAGCTCAGAACAGATCGGCTTCGGTGATCTCGCTCACCACCCCACTAGTCGCCTGCGCAAGGCTGGCTGCAGCAGCTGGTGCCACCGCAGCATCCTCGATCGCCTTCTGCACCTTGTAATCGGGCTTGGCCACGATGCTCAGATACTTGGTGCCGCTGTTGGCTGTCTTGGCCCAGCCGCTCAGCCGTACCGGGATCTCCTGCCGATCACCCTGCGGTGTGGCGTTCATCAGGTACTGGGCCAAGGCATAGGCCTGGTCAGCTGGCACGTTGAGCACGCCATCAAACTCCGGGTAGTTCTTCCCGGCCTCGTAGCGGTCGCCCATCCGCTTCTGCCAGTCGGCAGCGGATTGCTTGAACAGTGCGCCATTCACAGAGAAGCTCATTGCCTTGCTTGATTGGGTGGATTGTTTGGCATCCCGCGCAGGTTCCGAAGCTCATAGGCTTCGACCTCCGCGACGGGATACAGCACGCGGCCGCCGATCTTTACAAACCGCGGGCCGCGGTTCTGGCTGCGCCAGTTATCGAGTGTGCTGAGCGTGACGACACCACGCCAACGCTCAGCCAACTCTCGAGGCTGGAGATACCCAGCCTCAGAAGATTTCATCGTCATCAAGCACTACCTCCTGCACTGCTTCCTGATTGGCCGGTTTGGCAGCCGGCTTCTGCTTCGTGATCTTCTCGTTGAGATCCTGAACTGTTGCGGCTGGCGTCTCGGTGATCGTCACCGGCTCCACGTCCAGCACCTCCTCCTGCGTCTGGATGCCCACCAGCAGCTCGGGGATAAACAGCCGCCCCCAGAACGCTGCCGCGCGATACCTGATCATCAGGTCGGGCATCGATGCCCACTTGCTGCCGGCCTTTGTCGCCCAGCCTTCCCGCTTGGCCATCGCCATCGTCACCTCAGGGCCGCGCAGCTCCTCGCCGGTGCGCAGCTCGGTGGCCACCGCAGTGCAGGCCAGCGTGTCACCTTTGCCGGTGATCTCATATCGCAGCGGGCTGAACCGGCCGCAGCCGTTGATCAGGCCGATGATGAACTGACTGCTCCAGCTGGGGCGACCGTGGATGATAAAGAGGTTCTGCATGACCATCAGCGGATCCATGCCCATCCGCCGGCTGATGTTCAGCGCCACCAGGCAGTTGGCGTAGCCCGCCTGCCCTTGGAACTGAGCCGGGATGAGCGTGCTGCTGGCCAGCGCCTTGGCGATCCGCTGGGCATCCTCAAATGCCTGGATGCCGGAGAAAACCCCCGGCTGGGTGGTCGTGAGTGCTGTGCTCTGGTCTGTCATCAGTAGGTCTCAATCTCGGTGATGGTGGGCATGGATCCATCCGGCCGCGGCCGCATCCAAGGCGGCAGGCTGATGGTCTCGATCTGGTCGCTGTAACCCGGCCACGCATCGGCGGCCTTGCACACCGCCAGCGTGTCAAGATCCAGCCGCGCCTGGCTGGCACCGGCCGCGATCATCTCCGCATCGGCGGCGTAGACAGCCACAGCATGTGGCGCCTTCTTCTCCACGCAGATGAAGATGAACTGCTCAGGCCGCTTGCCGGTGGCGCGCTCGAGGCCGTCCAGATACCAGCTCGCCTGGACGTGGTACCGCCAGCTGGCGATCGACTTGCGGAACCCTGCCGGGCTCGCAGCCATCAGCTCGGTGGTTTTCAGGTCCACGATCAGGCTGCCGTCATCGGTCAGCCAGTCCGGCCGGCACTTGCACTGCAGCCCCGTGGCCTCATCGATCCACATATGCGTGGTCTCGGCCTTGCCCGGTAGCGCCAGCAGCATCGCCGCAGCTGGGTGGACATGCACCGCTCGGGCCATGTGCATGACCTGATCGGCATCGGTACGGCTGATCACCGTACGGCCAGCTGCCTCAGCCTCGAATGCTGCCCATGCCTCCTTACCGGCCTTGGTGCGGCGGTCGATCGCCTCAGGTGCTGCGATGTAGCGGGCATCCCACTCGGCCAGCTCGAGGATGTGAGCATGCACCGCGGTGCCCAGCAGCATGGCTGGCGTGGGCTCGGGCTCGACCCGCTTGGGGTCTACATACCTTGCCCAGTAATGCAACGGGCTGCGCGCCACTAGGTCGAGGTGGCTTTTCGATACCGCCGAGTGGCGGTGGTAGTCGGCGTTTTCCAATCCCTCCCATTCATCAGGGCTCCCATAACTTACCATCTGTTCCTCCCCCTTCCCGCTGCTTCCCGCTAAGTCACTGATTTCATTTGGCTTTCCGGGCTCTGACTCGGATACCACTAAGCCAGTCGCGGGTCTAGTCCTATGAGTCTCACTCTCCGTCCCTATCAGCACCGGGCCATCTCAGATCTCCGTCTCGCCTTCCGCGACGGTGCTCGAGCCCCCCTGCTCGTGCTCCCGACCGGCGGCGGGAAGACCATCGTGATGGCCGAGATCATGCGCGGCCTTGCCGATCGTGGCCGCAGTGCCATGGTGCTGGTTCACCGCCGTGAGCTGATCGCACAGACCGCAGCCAAGCTCGCCCTGGCAGGCGTCGAGCACGGCATCATCGCGGCTGGTCAGCCGACCACGCCTAGCACCATCCAGATCGCATCGGTGCAAACGCTCGCGCGCAGGCTGGACAGCATCACAGCCTCGCCCGATCTGATCCTCATCGATGAGGCGCACCACGCCACCGCAGGCGGTTGGGGCGCGATATTGGCCCACTGGCCTGACGCCCTTCGCCTTGGAGTTACAGCCACACCCATCCGTCTTGATGGCCGCGGCCTATCAGCAGTCTTCGACCGCCTTATTCACGGCCCGTCTGTCGCGGACCTGATCTTCACTGGTTTTTTGACCGAGTGGAAAATCTACGCACCGCCACAACGGGCGGACTTCTCAGGGTTGCACAAACGCGCGGGCGATTTTGTCGCAGGTGAGGCCGCTGACGCCATGGACCGCCCGACCGTCACGGGTGACGCCATCGAGCATTACCGGCGCTTGGCCGCTGGGCAGCGCGCCATCGCCTTCTGTTGCACCGTTCAGCACGCGGAGCATGTCGCCGCATCATTCCGCGCGGCTGGTATCGCAGCCGATACCCTGCTCGGCAGTTCACGGCCAGAGGATCGCGATCGCTTGGTCCAGCAGTTCGCCGCCGGCCAGCTGCAGGTACTCGTGACCGTTGATGTGGTCTCCGAGGGCTTCGACATCCCGGCCGCCAGCTGCGCCATCCTCCTCCGCCCCACTGCCAGCCTCGGCCTCTACCTCCAGCAGGTGGGCCGTGTGCTCAGGCCGGCTGAGGGCAAGACGCACGCGATCGTTCTGGATCACGTCGGCAACGTTCACCGCCATGGGTTCCCTGACGACCCGCGCGACTGGTCCCTAGACGATCGGCTGAAAGCTGGCCGCGGCTGTGGCCAGGCGGCGCCATCGGTGCGCACATGCCCCCAGTGTTTTGCCGCGTTCAAGCCAGCGCCTCAGTGCCCAGTGTGCGGCGCTGAGTGTGCGCCGTCGCGCCGCGAGATTCAGCAGCAGGAGGGCGAGCTGCAGGAGCTGATCAGAGACCGCCCCTACGGCTACATCATGCCCGGCATGATCCTGACCACCGGCGAAGAGTCTCTGGAGCGGCGCATCGAGATCGAGCAGCACAACCACCGCATCTGGGCCGAAGCACGCGCCAAGGATCCACCGCTCACACGCCAGCGCGGAGCAGCCCGCACCCTCCCCGAGCTGCTCGCTGTCGCTAAGGAGCGTGGCTACTCACCCGGCTGGGCGCACAAGGTCCACAATGCACGGCAGCGCACATGATCGCCGTGGCCAACGCCGAGACCACCCTGCAGCAGGAAATCCGCCTGGCGGTTGGCACCCGGCCAGATGCCCGACTGTTCCGCAATCAGGTCGGCTCTCTCCCCGATCCCCGCACCGGCCGGCTGGTCACCTTCGGCCTCGCTCGTGGCTCAGCTGACCTGATCGGCTGGCGCACCATCACCGTCACCCCCGACATGGTGGGCACCCGGCTGGCCGTGTTCACCAGCATGGAGGTGAAGACCGCCACCGGCCGCCTCCGCCCAGAGCAGCAGGCATGGCTCGGTGTCGTGCGCGGCGCAGGTGGGGTGGCTGGTGTGGCGCGCTCTGTTGCAGATGCGCTCGCCATGCTCCAGGTCACCCCATAATGCACACGGTCAAAAGGATGGCCGGCGGTGCTCCACACACCCCGGCCGCGGTCCACAGCCACTACCTGCAGACATGACAAGACTACAGAACACGCCTGATTTCAGCGCAATCCGCACCTTCCTCAAGGTGATCGGCAAGCCCACAGGCACTGCTCGCCTTCGTGGTTTCTTCCCCAGCGGTCACCCGGCCAAGGGTGACGATCGTGGGCGCAAAGCCCCACCCTCCCGCAACGTGGTCGAGGAGTGGCAGGCAGAAGGCCGCGGCGTCTACGTGGTCATCAACGATGGCGGCGACACCGATGCAGAGATCACCGGCTGCCGTGCCTTTTTCTGCGAGTGGGACGATCGCCCCAAGGAATGGCAGCTCACCGCTTGGCAGCAGCTCGGCCTGCCAGAGCCCACCATCCAAGTAGACACCGGCGGCAAGTCCGTTCACTGCTACTGGGTGCTAACCGATCCCATCGGCCCGCAGCACTGGCGAATCATCCAGAAACGCCTACTCGATCACGCTGATGCTGATCGGTCTCTAAAAAACCCATCCCGCGTGATGCGGTTGCCGGGCACGTTTCACGTTCGGCCCGATGGCACCTTCGGTGATCTCGCTGCCATTGTCAGCTGCTCAGAGCGCACCTACAACGTCGAGCAGATTGAAGCTTGCCTCCCAGAGCTAGAGCAGCAGCCAAGGCCAGCGCCGCAGCCGCTGCTCATGCCGGACGCCATCCCCCTTGAGGAGCTGCTCCCTAAAGACCTCCAAGAGCTGGCCGAAAGCGGCACCGCTGAAGGCAGCCGCAATGATGACTGCTTCCGCCTCTCGGCCGTTGCCTTGGCCATCGCCGATGCAGCTCAAGCCGCTGGGCTTGCTGTCAGTGGCACTCCTGAGCTGGTCGTGCTCAATTTCGCCTCTCGCTGTTCCCCACCCCTAGAGCAGCGCGAGGCGCTCACCTGCTATCGCAGCGCATCAGAACAGCCCCGTGTTGCTGATCGCGGCTGGCCTGATCGCCTTCGCTATCACCTCAACCGACAGGCTCGCCAGCAGCAAAAACAACACCAGCAGCAACAGCTGGAAGCTGTCGCTGAGACACCCATCACCGAAGTCACAGAGGCGCTGAACCTCTACCTCGACTCCAAGAACTCCGACTGGCTGCCCTTGGTGCAGCAGGGCGTATTTGATCGCATCTCGAAGCGTTGGATCTGCCACGAGGACATTCTCCACAGCTGGAATGGCGCCTACTACGAGGCCGTGCCTGATGAACACCTAACCCCAATGCTGGCCTGCTTCCTACAGCAGCTGCACACATCCGAGCGCAAGGGCGGCGAGCACATCCACCCATGGGCGCGGCCTCGCTACATCGCCGAGGCGCTTGCCTGGATGCGTGCCAAGCTCGGCACCACAGAGGTCAACCCGTCCAATGCGATCAACTGCCGCAACGGTGTGGTGGCCTGGTCATGGCAGGGCAGCCGCTTTCACCTGCAGTTCGCCCCACACGATCCCGATCGTCCCTTCACCTACATCACTGATTACGACTACGACCCGCAGGCCAATCCTGAGCACATGTTTCGCCTCCTCGAGGCTGTGGAGCCCAGCGATCAGGACACCCTGCAGCGCATTCTCGGGTCATCGCTCGATCTAGCGAAATACAGGGCCACCCGTGGCCGGCCGCGCGCCATGCTGATGATCGGCTCAGGCTCCAACGGCAAAGACACAATCCGCACCGCATTGCGTGACACGCTTGGCGCGCGCAACTTCAGTTCCTGCACCCTTGCGGACTTCCGCCAATACGACCAGGGCCGCAAGTTTCCCATCGCACCCCTCCGCGATGCGTCGATCAACTGGTCGTCAGAAAACAGCCAGTTCGTCCACATCGACAGCCTCCAGGCACTTAAGGGCGCCATCTCGGGTGAGGAGCTGGCATGGGAGATCAAAGGCGTGCAGGAGACGACCTTCACCCCCAACTGCCTGTTCGTTTTCAACCTCAACAAGGAGCCATCGCTCACCGGCGAGCAGGCCGCCATCGAGACCCGCTTTCACGTCTTCCAGTTCAAGCGCACCTACATGTCGGTGCCCAGCCGACCCGAGCACCTCAAGGCCGATCCGCGCCTCAAGGATGATCCTGCATTCATCCACAGCCAGATCTGCCCCGCGTTCCTGAACTGGCTGCTGGAGGGTCTCCAGCTCGCCGTGGAGCACGGCATCGATTACGAGACCGGCCGGGAAGCCATGCGCGCTGTTCGTCGCAAGGGGAGTCACCTCTGGGACTTCTGCGATGAGGTGGGGCTGTCCTGGGATGAACAAGCAGAGACCCCCCTGCTCACCGTATGGGCCAACCTCTGTCGCTGGTACCAGGAGGAGGGCTTCAAGGACAGCAACGGCCGCTGGGTGATCGATCCGCCCAATGATCCGACCGTCAAAGCCTCCCGGCTGCTGCTTCAGCGGCTGCTGGTGGTCTTCCCAGAGCTGAAGGCAAAAAAGGATCCGAAGGCAAGGACCACCACCCTGCTCGGTGTGCGCCTTCCCGCCACGATCGGCTGAAGCTGAAAAATCGAAGGCAACTTGCCTTCGTGCGAGGGCTTGGGCGAACCCAAATCGAAGGCCAAACCCCTTGCTACTACTGCTCGAACCCTAATCCCCTCATATCAGATCACATCAGGGGATAAGGGGTCACATAGGGGGGGGTTACACACACATGTGTAGGGAGTGGGTAGAAAAAGGGGCATTTTGCCTTCACCCCCGTCACGACTGGGGTTTTGCCCTCTCGTTGCCTTCACCCCCTAAACTTGCCTTCGTCCCGCCACTACCGGACAAAACACATGGCCCAATCCTTCGGCTCCTGGCTCAAAGCCCAACAGCACCGCGATGACGCGATCGGTGACCTCGCGCAGGATTTCCTGAGCGCCTGCCGTTGGCGCAAGGAAGACCCGCTTACCAAGACCCGCGATCACGTCGCTTTCCAGATGGCTTGCTTGAGCGCCTGCAGCGATGCCTATGAGGCGCTCGATGCTGCTGCTGCTGAATGGCAGGCTTCCCGCTAGCTCACGCATCTGGGATGGCGCTCCACGGGGCGCCTTCCCTACCCTTGACCCATGGCAACCATCACCCTCGACATCAAGTCAGAGCTGCCCAAGGCCATCAGGTGGACCGACACCATGACCAAGCAGCTTCCGTTCGCCATCAGCCAGGCGTTGAACGCCTCGGCCTTTGATGTGCGCACGGCGCTGGGTGGGGCCACACGCCAATACTTCGACAAGCCCAACCGCTTCACGCAATCCGCCTTCCTCGTCAAGAAGACCAACAAGCGGGAGCTGGAGGCGCTGGTGTTCGCCAATGATCAGCAGGGCCGTGACCGTGCCCGCTACCTGCGCTTTGGCATCGCAGGTGGCACACGTCCGCAGAAGGGCTTCGAGCGCAAGTTCCTCGCTGAGGTGGTCGGCACGCGATCCATCCCCGCAGGTGCGCAGCTGCAGCCCACCTCGCTGGTTCGGCGTGACGCATCAGGCAACGTGAGCCTCAGCACCATCAAGCGCATCCAGAAGGGGCTGAGCGGCAACGCACGCGGCGGCTTCTTCATCGGCACCCCTCGAGGCGGCGATCGTCCGCCAGGCATCTACCGCCGCAGCCGTGAGCAGCTGTTCCCCTACTTCATCGCGACAGACCAGCGCTCGCGGTACACGCCACGCTTCCCCATGGCTGAGATCGGCCAGAAGGCCGTTCAGCGGCGCTTCGGCCAGTACCTACGCAGCAGCCTCGAGAAGGCCGTTGCAGGGGCACGCTGACGCTTCATGGGTCCTTCCCGGGGGTTTCAGCGTGTCCTC